AATACTGTGGATCTTGTTGACATCGATGCTATGGATCACATGGAAAGCGAGTACGGCATATTTATGTCCGACGCGGGTCGAGACCTCGAGAAGCTTGACCAAGCTAAACAACTGTCTCAGGCAATGATCCAGAACGGTATGAAGACCTCTGAGGTGCTCGACCTGTTTGACACAGAGAACTTCGTCGGTATAAAAGCTAAGATCCGCGCTGCAGAGAAGCAGAGAGATCAACTGGAAAAGCAGCAACAAGAAGCTCAGCAACAACAGCAGCAGCAAGAAATGCAGCTCAAGCAACAAGCCATGGAGCAAGAGAAGCTTGAGAAAGACAAAGACAGGCAGGTACAGATTGAGACTGCACTCATCAACGCAGAAGCACAAGATGCTACTGGTAGATTGAACTTGGATCTTGAGAAGATGCTCAAGGACCATGAGATAAAGCAGCGTGAGTTGGCCATCAAAGAGAAAGAGATCAATCGATGACAAACAAAGAGAGGAGAGAACTCCTAGATAGGTCTAGAGAGTCAGGGTTCACAGGCTCTATTGTGGATGTCTTCCAGGCAGCACGACAGGGCCGTGACCTTATCTCTGAGTTTGAGGCCAAGCAGCAGGGTAACATAGCAGTTACCCCACAACAACAACAAGCTGGTCTTGGACCAGCACACCAGAGAGGGGATGTCGGAGCTAGTATGGTCTTCCCGAAGATCGGTCCTAACGCGACAATGACAACTGCGAATAAAGGTTTGAAGGTAAACCTAGACGTGAAAGGCTACGATGACCGAGGGCATTTGGTAAAGTCATACGAGTCCGTCCCCCCTGGTGTTAAGTCTCTACCCATGGGCCCTAGAGCCACAACGGTAGTAGAGACCCCAAGTAGATATAGATCAGGAGGAATCCTAAGTGATATATAATAATAGCGATTGTAAAAAATAATTTTACATTTGCACTTTAAAACCAAACAAATATTTTTGCGATGTCAGACGAGAAAAAACTAGACTTCAGCGCCATCAGTTTCGATGATGTTATCGGAGACGGTATCGACGATTCTGCGGTAGTTGAAGAAGTACAACCGGAAGAAGTAGAGCCAGCATCAGATGAGCTCGACGAAGACGCTCTAGAGGCAGAGGCCTCAGAGGAAAGGGACTACGAAGACTCAGACTATGAAGATGGAGTTGACGAGCCCGAATACTATGACGAAGACGACGAGGAAGAAGAGACTGTAGAAGGCGAAAGCGACCAAGAGATTGAATTCAACTCTGTTGCTGACGAGATTGCAGACAACATCGGACTCGAACTCGAACTTGAGTATGCAGACACAGTTGAGGGTTTGACTGAGTTTGTGAGGGATGCAGCCCAAGAGGTTGCTGAAGACCAGATCCAAGATCTGTTCGAACAGTTCCCACTCATACAACAACACTTGGATTACGTCCTTGCAGGGGGTGATTCAGAGAAGTTCTTTGAAGCATATAACCCAGCGTTGGACTACAACAACTTTCAGATAGCTGAAAGCGATGTAGGTATCCAACGAGCTGTACTCTCGCAGTACTTCCAAGCAAAAGGCCATGGTGCCGAGTTCATCAATGAGATGTTGGAAGATTACCAAGACACAGGTAAACTGCACGGTAAAGCAGAGGCAGCCAGAGTAGCACTCGGACAAGCTCAGGAGTATGAGCGTCAGAACTTGCTGGAACAACAGCAGGAGATGTACGCACAAGAAGAAGCTGAGCAAGAAGAGTTCTGGGGTGGTGTTGCAGATATCATCGAGGATGGTAATGAGTTTGCAGGTATCCGTATACCTGATGTAGACAAGGCAGATTTCTTTGACTACATCTCAGAACCAGTTGATGAATCTGGTAGAACACAAAGAGATATCGACTACAGCGAAGCTCCGATGGAAGTCAAGTTAGCTATTGACTACTTGATGTACGGAGGCTTTGAGCTGGAAGACATTATAAATACGAAGGCTCGTACGAGAAGCGTGCAGAACCTTCGTGAACGAATTGTACAGAATGAAGATCAGGTGAAGAACGCACGGAAGGCACAGCGTAGATCACAGAAGGCATTCGATCCTGATCAACTGGACATAAACGCGCTTTTCTAAGCAAAACAACTTTTAAAATACACAATCATGGCATTGACTAACGTACTAAAGACGTACTACAATGATTCGCAGATGACTGACACCAATTCGTTGGTCAATGCGTTGATGGAGAAGCCTGAAGAGCTCTCCCCAATCATCACGCACCTTGCAGGTCGTGAAGAAAAGAAGTTCCCACTGTCCTTCATGACAGAGGGTGTAGGTAACACGAAATCTATCGATCGCTACGAATACGAGTACCGCGTGAAGACTCACGAGGTAAACGTTCGTCCGGTTGTTAGTTCTTCTGGTGGTGTTTCTAACAACTATGGCGCTAGCGGCACTCCGTTCAAGATCGTATTCCCAGACAAGTGGTTTGTATTCCCATACACACTCGTTTCTGAGAATGGTGTTCTCGTTCGCATTATGGAAGAACCACGTAAGGTTTCTGGTGGGTATGAGTATACTGTTCAGTTTGTATCTCCTACCCAGGCAGCTATTACGGATAATACAGCTACCAGTGACTTGCTCCCAGGCGCAATGTGGGGTCAGTTGTATGCAAACGTTGGAATCGACTTCTCTCGTGGAAACGCTTCTAACTGGTCAGCACCCGGCTTGGTTCGTTCTAAGATCGGTACTGTCCGTAAGTCTTACCAGTTCTCTGGTAACGCGAAGGACTACGTTGCTGAGTTTGAGCTCCCATTGAAGGAAGGTTCTAGCACTCGTTTGTGGATGGACTACGAAGAGTATCGCCACATGTTGAAGTTTAAGGAGGAGTGTGAGATGTACTACTGGTATGGCCAGAAGACTCACACTGACGACGGTAAGACTCGCATGGTGGATGAGAACGGACAGCCAGTTGTTTCTGGTCCTGGTCTCTTCGAGCAAATCATCAACAAGGACACGTACTCTACTTTGACTCAGAAGAAGATTGAGGACGTGATCGGTGACTTGTTCTACGGAATGACTGACGCTACTGACAAGCAGGTGACATTGTTCACTGGTATTGGTGGTGCACGTGAGTTCGACAAGGCTCTTCGTAACTACTACGCTAGCGGTATCAGCGGCACAAGCGTTGCTACTGGTAATAACGCTAACGCTTACCTCAGAACTACTGAGTCTAAGTTTATCACAGGTAGCGGTCGTAGCCTTGGTATCACTGGTTACTTCACTTCGTATGACCACGTCGATGGTCACACAGTGAACGTGGTCAAGGTCCCATTGTTCGATCATGGTCCTGTTGCTCAGGCTTCTCGTAAGCACCCTGATACTGGATTGCCACTTGAGTCATACAGAATGACGTTCGTCGATCAGTCTACGTATGACGGAGAGAACAACCTCCAGATGATCAATAAGAAGGGTCGTGAGATGTTGCGTTGGGCTGTTGCTGGTTCTGTTGTGCCTAAGGGCTTCACAGGATCTGACACTCGCGCAAGTGATATAGACGGTGCTTCTGTGCACATGTTGAAGACAGCTGGTATCCTGCTCCGCAGATTCGATACTTCGCTTGACTTGACTTGCACTGCATCGTAATTAGTGTTTGGTTTGCATAGGGGGGACCACAATGGTGGCTCCCCCCATTATGCATCATCATATAGTATTAAGTTATTCTTTCACTCTAAAAGAACAGCTTAGTTATTCTTTCTAAACTCAAAAAGAACATGAGAAAAATTTATATCAGACGAAAGGAAGTGAACAGCTTCCTGCCAAAGGAGGTGCGTGTAGCAGCTCGCGTCGCAATCGGTTCAATATATGTTGGACGTCAACCCTTGAAGGGTGTAGATGGGGATGAGGCTAAAAAGCTTCTCCCACAAGTATTAGGTCTACCAGCAGATCACCCAGACTTTCCCAGGGTAGAAAAAGACTACTGGGCAAGTATGAGAGTCAAGATTCCATTCGCAGGAAAGGAACTAGACATCACGGTCAGAGAAGATGGGACACCTGAAAACGTGGAAGACTATATCACCTACAAGTGGTGCCAGAGGCACAGACAAGTAGCTGAAAGCAAGGAGGAGATGGACGCAGTATCGGGTAAGAAGTTCTACATATACGATCCACAAAAGGATCTTCTCAAGAAGAACAAGAGTGTTCAAATCGGTAAGGATGCTGACAAGGAGTTTATCAAGGCTTCTACAGATCCCAAGAAGATGAGACGATTGCTCAGATTGTTGACAA